CATCAGGCGCGGATGGTATCCAAGGCTTGCGTGGATCTACAGGTGCAAGTGGAGCCACAGGATTCCAAGGTGCATCAGGTTCTACAGGAATTCGAGGAGCTAGCGGAGCATCAGGCGCAAGTGGTGCAACAGGTGTACAAGGTGCATCAGGTTCTACAGGTTTAACTGGAGCTACCGGAGCAACAGGTCATACAGGAGCCACAGGTGCGACAGGATTTACAGGAGCTACGGGTGCCACAGGTATTAGAGGCTCAAGTGGAGCAACAGGTTTTCAAGGTGCTTCAGGCGCAAGCGGTGCTACTGGTATTACTGGTGCATCAGGTGCTAGCGGAGCGACAGGCATTGACGGAGCTTCTGGTGCAACCGGTGCTAAAGGAGATTTTGGTGCTACTGGTTATACTGGAGCGACCGGATATAGAGGTGAAACAGGCATCGATGGAGCATCTGGTATTACAGGAGCAAGCGGTGCTACAGGGTACACAGGAAATACAGGAGATTATGGTGCTACAGGTTTAACAGGATCAACAGGAGCCACCGGCGTATACGGATCTACAGGTTCTACAGGTCCACAAGGAGCTACAGGTGCCACAGGATTTACCGGATCTACTGGTGCCACAGGTGCTACAGGTTCTACAGGTCCTATAGGTGCAACAGGTGCAACAGGCCCATCATTTAGTTTAACTTCTTCTACGTTAACTTCAGTTAGTGTTGCAAGTAGTAAAGTATTTGTGGTTAATCTTGATGCATCACAATCTGCATTTAGAGTTGGCACTAGATCAAGGATAGCATCAAACGCTAATCCAACTAATACATACATGGAAGGTATAGTGTTTAACTATACTGGAACTTCGCTGTCTGTCAATACAGATATGGCTATAGGTTCTGGTACATACAATGATTGGGTAATAACATTAGCAGGTAATATAGGTGCTACAGGTGCAACAGGTGTAAGTATACAAGGTGCTAGTGGTGCCACAGGTGCAACAGGCCCACAAGGTAATGGTATATCATCTGCAAACTGGACAATCGTTGAGTCTGGTGGAGTGTTATACTTTAAGTATCAAGGTGTCAACATGTTTAAGATAGATGCCAGTGGAAACTTAACAGCTGCAGCTAACATAACTGCATATGGAACTGTATAATGTCAGCTGTAACTAGGTTAGGTGATACGTGTTCAGGTCATGGATGTTTTCCACCAAGACCTAACGATGAAGCATCTACGAATGTATTTGTAAATGGTATTGGTGTACATAGGAAAGGCGATCATTGGGTAACACACTGCTGTACTATCATATGTCATGATGCTGTAGCTACTGGTGGTTCATCAAAAGTATTCGTGAACGGTAAGGCAGCAGTAAGGATTGGTGATGAGATCGCGTGTGGGTCTGTATCTGCACAAGGTTCACCTTCTGTATTTTTTGGATAAGGCTTATAAATAAGAGATGGCACGTAATACAAGAACATTCGCAGACTTAGACCTTAACTTTACCATGCATCCGGTAACGCATGATATCGTCCGTAAGTTTGATGAAGAAGCTATCAAGGCTTCAGTAAAGAACTTAGTATTAACACAAAACTATGAGAGACCATTTCACTCAGAGATAGGTTCTCAGATAAAAGGTCTATTATTTGAACCTGCCACTCCTATGCTTAACGTGATGCTTAAGAGAGCTATAACAGATACGATCATCAACTTTGAACCAAGAGTCAAGCTTAATGATGTATTAGTAACAGTTTCACCAGATAACAATGAAGTATATGTGTCGATCCAATACATGATAGTAAACACTACACGACCACAGACGGTCGACTTAATATTAACGAGAACCCGATAATGGCCACAAATAAAAATATTACTACTGCTGAGTTAGATTTTGATGCGATTAAGACAAATCTAAAAACTTTTCTAAAAGGTCAAGATACTTTTAAGGATTATGACTTTGAGGGTGCCGGCCTTTCCGTGCTTTTAGACTTACTCGCATACAATACCCATTACAACGCTCTATATACCAACTTAGCTGTCAACGAATCTTTTTTAGATTCTGCCAGCAAACGATCAAGCGTCGTTTCAAGAGCTAAAGAAATTGGGTATGTGCCTCACTCAGTAACAGCTGCAACAGCGACAGTGACTATAGTAGTAAGTAGCACTACGTCTTCTCCTGCCACATTGACTTTACCAGCATATAGTTCGTTCTCTACTATCATAGATGGTGCATCATACACATTCTATAATCTTGAAGCTATAGAGACATCATTGACATATAACAAGTATACATTTACTGGCGTAAATATCAAAGAAGGTACACCACTAACTTTTAAATATGTAGCTGGCAATGGTGTTACGTATACCATCCCTAATGCAGACGTAGATATATCTACTCTTCAAGTCAGAGTACAAGACAACGCTACATCTTCTGTATTCAATACATTTATAAATCAAGAGGATATACTTAACTTAGATGGAACATCTCAAGTATACTTCATCAAAGAGATAGAAGGCCAACTCTATGAGTTGGAATTTGGTAACAATGTCATAGGTAAAGCCTTAGATAATGGTAACATAGTTAACCTATCATACATAACAACAAATAAGAATGCTGCAAACGGTGCTCGTGTATTTAACTATGTTGGATCTACATTATTAGGTGGAGTAGTAGCAGTCACTACACTAACACCAGCTTTTGGTGGAACTAACATTGAAAGTATTGATTCTATAAGATATAATGCACCTAGAGCATATACTGCACAAAATAGAGCTGTCACAGTAGAAGACTATAAAGCTACCATATTTAGACTATATCCAGAAGCATCAGCTGTCAACGTATGGGGTGGAGAAGACAACGTACCTCCATCATATGGCAGAGTGTATATCTCTATTAAACCTACAACCACAGATATACTGACTCCTAATCAAAAAGAGTTTATTAAGACACAGCTACTAAAACAAAAGAACGTGGTATCTATAACTCCAGTAATACTAGACGCTGAATATATCAACGTTGAAGTTAACACTACTGCATATTATAACCCTAGATCCACAGCTAAGTCTGAGTCAGAACTACAGACTATAGTAGTACAAGCTATCAAAGACTATAACACTGAAAATTTACAATCATTCAGTGGAGTACTTAGACATTCAAACTTGTCATCCAAGATCGATGCTAGTGAACTTTCTATCGTAAGTAACATCACCACATTAAAACTTCATAGAGAAGTAGCTGTAAAGTATAATGCCAACGAAAACTATGTTGTATACCTTGGTAACCCAATATATGATTCTGGTGTAGCAGAACAGTCTATCACTTCTACAGGCTTCTATGTAGCTGGTAACACCAACTTAATGTATCTTGAAGATAGTCCTACATCAAATGGTGCAGGTGTATTAAAGATGTACTACTATGACATCGATGTCAAGAAGTACTTTAGGACTTTTGGTACCATAGACTATAATAAAGGCACCATAACAATGGATGCTCTTGAGATCACTGGTGTGGATCAAACAAATGGTGGTATCTTTGAACTAATCATCAAGCCACAATCAAACGATGTCGTGGCTATACGTAATCAACTAGTGAATATACCTAGTGCAAGTATAAATGTTAATATGGTGCTTGACAAGTTATCAGTAGGCGATGCATCAGGTGGAGCTGGATACCAGTTCACTTCAAGTAGAAACTAATGTCTATAAACTTAAAATCAATAGTATCTAAACAAATCCCTGAATTTGCACGGGAAGACTACCCTCTATTCGTGTCATTCATAGAGGCATACTATCAATACCTTGATCAATATGAGAAACGTAATATAACAGAGTTAAGAGACATTGATCAAACGCTTGATAGCTTTATCCAATATTTTAAGAATGAACTTGATATCTTTGGTTCCACATATGCAAATATTAATCAAAGGTTATTTCTAAGAAAGATCAAAGAAGTATTCACTGCAAAGGGTACTGAAGCTTCTTATAAGTTCTTATTTAAACTGCTGTATGGAAAATCGGCAGAAGTCACATATCCATGGGATCAAGTGCTTAAGGCTTCTGACGGTAAGTGGCAGCAAGAGATGTCAATATTTGTTAACGTCACTGCTGGTGATGTCAACACACTAGTCGGTAACCGTATATCAGTATTAGGTCCTAAACAAAAGATTAAAGTCTATGTAGATAAAGTTAAGTATATTGAGGACACTGTATATGAAGTATTCATCGATAGATACTACTATGGTGATATCAAAGTAGGTTATGAGATTCAATTTGGTTCAGTCGTTGGTACTGTGTTACCTACTACTGTTAAGTATACTGTTGCATTGCCCGGTACAGGATTTAAAGTTGGTCAACTTATTATAGGCACGACAGTATCCAACGGAAAACTCATCACTCAAAAATTAAAGATTACTCGAGTCAATCAATCTGGTGGAGTAGTTAACATAGCTACCATAGGGTTTGGCTATGGATATAACTCAGGATTTTACTTAATACAATCTAGTGGATCTATAAACTCAAACTCATTCATTACAGCACAAAAGAATGATGTAACCCAATACTCAATTAGTAATGATACACTAGTTAAACAATACTCTGACTATGGGTATGTACTATCACCAAACTATGTAGTACTACCATACACTGATCCTACCTATGCCGCAACATTCTTACAACAGTTTTATCAAGAGTCTATCAATGCTCAAGGATCTAATCCAAACTACTTGTTAATTAGATTTGATACAGGTGCCGTGGCAAAGTACGAAGGTCATTTTATATCAAACGATGGGTTCCTTGATGATGACATGTATCTTCAAGACAGTTACAGATGGCAAAAGTATTCATACTTAATAACTGTCGATGAGAAGCTTGAGACCTATAAGTCTTTAATCAAGTCATACCTACACCCGTCTGGAACAGCTTTATTTGGAGAATACCAGATCCAAAATGACTATGATCCAGCAGTTTCAGCCACTCAAGAATTAGGTCAATGGAGATCTTTCGCTTCATTTAATCAGATAAATAAGGGTATAACCACTGATTATACTGCTGCCACATCAAATGGTGGTAGGATTAGGATTAACACATACGATTCAGAAGATTACATGTTGCCAGAAGAGCAATATAACCCACCAGACAGCTATGTATTTACAGGATAATAGGAGTAAAAATGTTTAAAGACAGTATAACACTAAAAGGTCGTCTTACAATTAAAAAGTTTGACGCAGAGAATAAACTTACATATGAGACAGAGATACCAAACTTAGTGGTTACTTCTGGTAAAGAGTTCATAGCATCTAGGATAGTTGGAGAAACATATGACGCTATGGGTTACATGGCTATTGGCGATGATGCTACGGTTGCATCTTTAGGCCAAACTACACTAGTAAATGAACTAGCTAGAGTCTCTACTTCTTCAGCAACACCTGCAGGAGTTAATGTCACATTTAGTGCTTTATTCCCAGCCGGTACAGGTACAGGTTCAATCGTTGAAGCTGGCATATTTAATCAAGATGAGACAGCAGTCTTAACCTTTGATGGAGCTGCAGCTGTAGCTTCTAACATTATCACTTATGTTAATCATGGATTATCTACAGGTGATAAGGTAACTTATACTAACGGTGGTGGCACATCTATCACAGGACTCAATACAGGCTCAACATACTATATCGTTAAGATTACCAATGATACATTCAAATTAGCTTCATCTTATCTTAATGCGATCGCTGGATCACCGGTCACACTTACTATTACAGACGGTGTAGGTATTAATCATAAGATAACATATGGTACGATGCTATGCAGGACAACATTCCCAGTCATTGTAAAATCATCTACTGATACTATTTCAATTTCATGGGTTGTTTCTGTAGGATAATTATGTCAACATCATATACCATATTTAAACCAAGATTTAAGAAGACGATAGCTGACGCTATCTATAATGAAGTAGTATCTAATACTGCTACATACTATCATTGGTTTGGTAAAGAAAATACATGGACGGACTTCTTGAGCCCGTTCATCCCTTCATCAGCTGGTGACTATCCAGGTCAACCTTCTGAAAACTTTAGATATGAGTTACACGTTAGACGAGATATCCTTACTGCTAAAAAGGTAAAGACGTCTGATGTAGCATACGTAGTTAAAAGGATTAACTGGACAGTAAACACTGTATATGACATGTATGATGATTCATATGAATCTACTTCTAATGGTGGTGCAAGTACAGTAGGGTTTTATGGAGCTACAAGACTAGAAGATGCTCTATACTATGTACTTACTTCTGACTACAACGTATATAAGTGTATCAATAATAATTTAAACTCTGTATCTACAGTGATGCCTACTGGCACATCAGCTTCTGTATTTAGTACAAGCGATGGATATACATGGAAGTTCATGTACACCATTCCAGTCTCATTAAGAAATAGGTTCTTATCATCAACATATATGCCCGTGACTACAGCTCTTAAGTCTCAATTCTTTTCAAACGGTGACATCAATAAAATAATCATTGAAAATGGTGGACTAGGCTATGATGTTGATAATACTGTAGCGATAGTATCAGGTGATGGTTATCAGGAAGATAACCCATATCTATTAAGCTCTTTACAAATAGACAACGCGGGATCTAACTATACAACCATAGACTTAACAGTATCTCCTCCATTCCAATCATACATTGAATGGCAATCTGAATTAGACGTAGCAGTAGGTAGTTATATTAAGTATACTAATCCATCTACTACACGTGATAACTTTTACTATATTATATCTGGTACTAAATTAGGTGTATCAGGTCCTATCCATACGGTAGGTACTCTAAATAATGGATCAGCCCAATTAAAATATGTAGGTACTACAGCTCTTGCATCTGCAACACTAAGCGGAGGTGCAGTTGCTACAGTATCTCTTGACGATGGTGGATCTGGTTATCAAGGAGATCCTGCAGCTACTATCACTACAAATGAACCAGTAACTTCAGACGCTGTATGGACTGCATCATCAAACATGGTGCTTAATAATATAATCAAATACAATCATAACTATTATCAAGTAACTACAGAAGGTATTACAGGTACGACAGGTCCAACACATACTTCTGGTGTTGCAATGAATAATACAGTTGAGTTTACATTCGTCGCCAAAGACGCTATCATAACTCCAATCCAAGTAAAGACGGAAGCGCAAATATCGTTAATCATCAGTCCTGGAATAGATAAAGTTTATACAGTATTGATAGGTAATGGCGGAACAAAATATGCAGAGATACCGTTAGTTACTATAGATGCACCAGTGTCAGGTGTACAAGCTACAGCTGTAGCATCTGTATCAGGCGGCAAAGTATCTATTATTACTATGACAGAAAAGGGTAGTGGATACATTACTCCTCCTCCAGTAACTATAGCAGCTCCTAAGTTTACATTTAATGCCGGAACTGCAGTGACAGACGCATCACATACTATTGAATATAATACACATAGACTAGTAACAGGAGATGCCGTAGTATATAACAATGGTGGTGGAACTTCTGTAGTTAACTTAACTTCAGGTAATACATACTACATCGTTAAAATTGATACTAATACAATCCAATTAGCATCATCATTAGTAAATGCTCAAAATGGCACGATTTTAAATATCACTACAGGTAGTGGAGCATCACACACTCTAACACTAACTAACGGTAGAGCAACAGCTACTTCAGTATTAGGTACTGGTGGTGAGATCGTAGGATATACTATTGACAATCCAGGAGTTGGTTATACTAATGCAGCTATAACTATCAATGACTCTACTAAGTCTGTAGAATGGAATGCAGATACTAAAAACTATAATACAGGTAAACTCATAGTAGATGTAGGAGTTGGTAACGTAACTACTCTACAAGCAAACGTTGAGTTGCTCGCTGTACCTGGTACCATTGAAGCTATTAAAGTAGTGGATGGTGGTTCAGGATATGGTGCAGCAACCGTTACTATCTTAGGAGACGGCTTAGGTGCTACTGCGACAGCTGAGTGCTCAGGAGGTAGAGTAGTTAAAGTTAACATGACCAACGTTGGTAGTGGATACACCTGGACAGATATACAATTTAATGGTAACACTGGTTCAGGTGGAGCTTCAGCTAGAGCTATCATGTCACCATTAGGTGGTCATGGTTCAAATGCAATCGATGAATTAAATGCAAACTCAATCATATTCTATACATCTATCTCAAGAGACAAGAACCAAGGTATCGAGATCAACAACGACTATCGTAAGGTAGGCCTTGTACGTAACTTAAAGAAATATGGCAAAAATGTCAAATTTACAGATGACATAGGTTCAGGATGTGTACTGATTACTGGCCAATTTGATAAGACACTATTACAATATGATATGTTAATATTAAAAGATGATTATAAGAAATACCGCGTGGTAGATTTCAATGATACACAGATCTTACTATCAGTATTTAATAACTTTAGTGTAAGTATTGGAGACTTATTAGTCACTGACCCTACAGATGCTGGTAATATGACAGCTACTGTACCTCCTATGAATATCATTGTAACAAGCGTATCAGAAAGAACAATAGATCAGTTCTCAGGAGACTTCTTGATGTTCTCAGTAAGAGAACCATACTCTCCTACCGCAGAACAGATCATTACAGCAAGAACCGTTTTAACGTTATAAATATATAAAATCACTGAAAGAGTAAGCAAACATGGCAATTAACTTTAATATCAGTCCCTACTATGATGACTTCGATGAGACCAAGAACTATCATAGGATCTTATTCAAACCTGGATATGCTGTCCAAGCTCGTGAATTAACACAGCTACAAACTGAACTATCAGACCAAATCAATAAGTTTGGTAAACATGTGTTTGTTAATGGATCCATCGTATTGGGTGGTGGTAGACTATTTGATAATCAATTATTATCAATCAAGTTAAACTCATCTTATTTGGGTCAAACAGTCAACCTTGATAACTTTAAAGGTAAGACTATTATTGGTGCAGATTCTCTTACTCAGGCTATAGTTAAGTCAGTTCAAGACATTGATTCAAATGGTAACCCTAAGACATTAATAGTTAAGATCATATCTGGTACAGAATTTACTCTTGGTGAAAACATCACCACTTCGACTGGTACTGCATACACTGCTACTATCCAGTCAGCTTTAGCATTTAACAACGCTATGTTATTCTCAATCGATTCAGGCGTATTCTTTGTTGATGGTAAGTTCGTCTACATCGAAGCACAAAACATTCCAGTAGCTAAGTATGATAATACATCTTCACACAATATTGGTCTTGTATTAAATGAAGTCATATACACGACAGATGATGATACATCACTATTAGACAGATCACAAGAATCTCCAAATTATGCAGCTCCTGGAGCAGATCGCTATAAGGCATACTTAACACTAACTGTTAAAGGTCTTGATGAAACTGTAGAAAACTTTATTGAGATTGCTCGTGTTGTAGATGGAGCATTAGTAGTAAACAAAGACAAGACAGTCTATTCAGAGATCGGTAAAGAATTAGCACGCAGGACTTTTGATGAGTCAGGAGATTATACTGTTAAAAAATGGCCTATCCAAATATTGGATAACGTAGACGGTAATGCTACTAAATTTACTGCAGCTCTTGATCCAGGTAAAGCATACGTTAAGGGTTATGAATTCCAAACTATTAATCAGACATTCCTTACATTAGATAGAGCTCGTGATTATGAACAAGTATCTAATATTGATACAAGTTTATCATACGGCAACTATGTCTATGTAAGTAATCTTATAGGAGCATTTAGAACTAATACTGACTCAAGTCCATATACATCAGTAGAGATTCATAATGTTGTGCGTGCATCTGTATCAAGTTCATCTTCTAAGATTGGTACAGCTAAGGTAAGATACTTACAACTTAGTTCAGGTGTACCATCATCTTCTGCAGTATATGTCATGTATCTATTTGATATAGTGATTGATTCTGGATCTTTCTTTAAAGACGCTGAATCAATCGTTTACCATTCAGGTTCAGGTAGTTACGTAACTGCTGGCGCAAATATTAATTTATTAAGTAAAGTGGGTGGCTCTGGAGATGGAGATGCATTCTTAACTGGATCAGATAGTCCTGGTTTAGTATTCCCATTACCAAACCAATATATCAAGACTATTCGTGATAATGCTTCAGCCGTACAATCTGACTACACGTTCCAAAGAACTTTTGGTGCTGTAGTATTCTCATCAGGTAGTGCTACTATCCAAACTAATAACGGATTTGAAAGATTCTTTGGTGGATCTGGTGCACAGTCAGACACTATAAAGAATACTTATTACCATGTAGTCATCACTGCAGTTACAAATGCTGGTTCATCTGGCTATTCTGTAGGTGACATCATGTTATTTGATACCGCTTCAAGCAGAACAGTAACACTATCTACACCTATCACCGCTACACCTCACCAAGCTACGTTTAACTTAAATGATGTAGCATTTGCAGGTACAGCAACTATCATAGCTACAGTTTTAGGTAATCAACAGACTGAAAAGCAAAAGACACTTTCTGATTACTCTATAAAGATCCTTGCTCCAGGTGCAAACACCGTAATTGGTGGTAAAGACTCATTAGGTCTATCAGACATATATGAAGTAACTGGTGTATACAATACTGGAACAACAAACCCAAATACAGTAGACATCGATCCAATTACTGGAGTATTATCATGGGAGGCTATAACTTATACAGATGTAACTGATAATTATATTGTAGATAATGGCCAACGTGCAGAATACTATGATCATGGTAACTTAATCCTTAATGGTACAGCTCCTGGATCAAGTCATTACTTACTAGTAGTTTATAGAAACTTTACACACACTGGAAATGGCTACTTATCAGTAGACTCTTATGGTATTGATTATAAAGATATCCCAAAGTTTACTGACCCAGCTTCAGGTGTAGTATATGAACTAAGAGACTGTATTGACTTTAGACCAAGACGTGAAGATGGAACTACTACATTACAAAATGGTCAATTACCGGCACCTACATCTACACTAAATGCTGACTATCAATACTATCTAGCTCGTATTGATAAAATCATTGCTACTTCTGACTTGCAATTAATTGTTAAGAAGGGAATTCCTGCAGTATATCCAACAATACCTACTGATGAATCAAATGGTATGGCTATTTACAATGTGGTTATTCCACCATATACAGCTGACGTTAGAGATATTCAAATCAAGTATATTGAAAACAAACGTTATACTATGAGAGATATTGGACGTTTAGAAAAACGTATCGGTAACCTTGAATACTATACACAGTTATCTCTATTAGAGAAACAAGCAAAAGATACATCTATCCCAGATGCAACAAA